TATTTAAATAATAATAGAAATGGTTTAGAGCTTAGTGGGTTGGAAGATTTTGCGGCTGTAAGTGTTGGTAATATAAACGTAACACCAAGATTCTTTGGTGCTGTAGGGATTGATCGTATTCCGCCAATAGTTGATCATTACCTCATGGGCATTAGAATAGGCGGAAGAGCAAACTTATCTATCAAGAGGTCTTAACGTGAACTACGGCTACCAATACCCAGCAGGGATAATTATTACAAATACTGCAACCCATACAGGCAGATTTGGTAAGGTGCATTGTTTGACAGATGCAGAAGCAACTTTTGTAGCTGAGAACTTAACAGAAAATGGTTCTTCAACCATTAACGGCATCACAATGAAGGCATCATCTGAAGTTGAAGGTGTCATCACAAGTATTACTCTTGCTAGTGGTCAGGTTATAGCTTATTCATTATGAGTCTTGCTAATGCACTAAAAAAAGCGGCTAGTGCTTCATTAAAAAAACTTGGTGGTGATGTAACTATCAGGCAAGTAACGGCTGGAAGTTATAACACAACTACTGGAGCAATAATAGAATCTACATCTGATACAACTATCAAAGGTGCATTAAGTAATGTTTCAAAAAATCAGGTGAATGATTTAATTGAGTCTCAGGATAAGTTGCTAACAATATCTGCTGGGGATCTTACATTTGCACCGACTACAAAAGATAGAGTTGTTATCAATAGCGTTGAATTTAAAATAATTCAAGTTATTACGAATGAACAAAATAATACTGCTGTTAGCTTTGATCTTATCTTGAGGTAAACATGACAAGAAAAATATCTATTACTGAGATTCCAGATGTAATGGAAGATGCCGTTGTATTTCTTGTTGCAGCTACTACTTTGGAGTGGACATCAAGAGTTAAAAAGGCTACACCAGTTGATACTGGTAGGCTACGGAACTCATGGCAGACTGACATAAAACCAACTAGCGGAACCATAGTAAACAACTTACCTTATGCAGAGCCAGTTTGTTATGGTGAAAACCTACCCCCATCTTGGAAAAATACATTTAGAACAAGACAACAAACAACAAAAGGATTTCCAGAACTTATTGGTAAAGAATTACAAAAGTGGGCTTTAGATGAATATGAAAAAATTAAACGGAGGTTATAGTGGCTGCTACAGATTTAAACACAGTAAGATCCACTATTGAGGCAAGACTAGCCACAGAACTGGCCTCAAGCCCTGCAATCCCTGTTGTATTTAACAGTATGGCATTTGATAGCACTACAGAAGATACTTTTGTTCAATGCGTTACTAGCTTTGGATCAAATGAATATTTAACTCAAGGCGGTACTACTGACTCTGATAACCAGATAAATGGTCTTATTTTATTGAATGTATTTACAGAAGAGGGTATTGGGGCAGGGTCTAACTTTACAATTTGCAAAAGACTTAGAGACTTATACAATAGAATTACAGTATCAAGTGTTATTTTTGACGCACCTATTGGCCCTGAGATATTAAATTCTAGTCCAGAAGGTAAGTTTCAAACACAAATCAGAATAACATTTACAATTTACGAGGATCTTTAATTATGGCAAAGCTTGAGATAACAGAAAAAATGCTAGATGCAATCGAAGCTGTAAAAGGTGTGAGAGATCCACAGTATTGGGATCCTAATTGTAAAAGATATATGCAGAGTCAACAAAAAACTCAAAAAGATGTAAAAACTTCCGAAAAGAGTTAATATATTTGTAAATCTTTCTTTTTTATGTCATGGCAGCTATTAGAGGTGATGTAGGCAAGATCATGTTTCATAATGCGGCTGGTACTGAGGCCGATATTGCTGGAACAAGATCATGGTCTTTATCAGTTTCAAAAGATACTTTAGAAACTACAGTTCAAGGAAATACATCAAAGACATTTATTGGTGGTCTTATTTCTGGTGAAGGTTCAGCAGAATTAATTTATGACAATGGTGGTAACGCTGATTATTTATCATTTGTTGAGGACATATTAACAACTGGTGATGCTGGTGACGCATTGTTTGAATTGTTCCCAGATAGCGGTGCAAGTTCTAAAAAGTTAGCATTTTCTGGAATTATTACAAGTGCTGAGTATGGAGCAACACTAGGAGAAACTCAGTTAATAAATATTTCATTCCAAACAACTGGTGCAATAACTTCAGATATATAGTAAATTTCATCTAACAACCCCAAAGTTATGGCAGAAAAGAAAACTCTTGATCTTTTAAAGAACGCTTTTGATCTTAGTAAAAGACGGAAATTTGACGTTAAAGATAACGAAGGCAATGTTGTAGTCAGTTTGTATTTTAAAGCTATTACAAGGGCAGACAGAGCGAGAGCAACGCAAAGGGCTGGTAGTGATGACCCTTTAATTGTTTCTACTCATATGCTTTGTCAGTTAGCAGAAAACGAAGATGGAACTAAGGCGTTTCACCCAGCCGATTTTGCTAACTTACAAAATGAATTACCAGAAAATGTATTGAATGAAATTGAATTGTTTTTATTTGGTATAAATCAAAACGCAACGATTGATAACACAAAGGAATCTTAAAGGGGGATAACTGGTTAAATTTTGAGTTTTTCCTTGCAACAGAATTAGGTAAGACAGTAAGTGAACTTAGGACACAACTTACAGAAGAGGAGTTGATATTTTTTGCTGGTTATTATGAATTAAAACGAGAAAGAGAAAAAAAAGAACTAGATGCAATCAAACGCAAATCAAAGTATAGTTAAAGGAGTTATTGTTTAGTCGTGGCAGTTTCAAATGTTGAATTAAGAGTTGGAGCCACTCAAGCGATTACAGCATTAAAAAATGTAAATACACAAGCACAAAAATTTAATCAAACTGTAAACGGAACACAAAGCAAATTAAAAGACGCAAATAAAGCATTACCTATACTTTCTAAAGGTTTTTTTGGTGCTGGTGCTGGTGCAAAAGGGGCGGCTGTAGGTTTTAGAACTGCTGGGGCTGCATTGGCAACAGCTTTAGGCCCACTTACTGCTGGGCTTACTTTGGTTGCTGCACTCACTAAAACATTTACAAATCTAGCGGCTGCTGATTTCGCTAGTGCAAAAGTCAAAACTCTAGGAGTTGATGTTGATACTTTGAATCCAAAACTTGGAAGTTTATCTAATCAGCTAAGTGGTCAAGTTTCACAACTTGATTTGTTATCAGCTTCTTATGATGTAGCGTCTGCTGGCTTCGGTGAAGTTGCAGAATTGTCTGACGTTTTAAAAGCCTCTCAGTTAGGTGCTACAGGTGGATTTTCTGAACTAGCAACTGTTGCTGATGCAACTACATCTGTCTTAAATGCTTATGGTTTGGAATCCGATCAAGCAGCTAAATTAGTTGATGGATTTATACAAACACAAAATGACGGTAAAATTGTTGTAGATCAATATGCACAACAGATAGGTCGTTTAGCACCCATTGCGGCTGGTGCTGGTGTTGGTATAGATGAATTAAACGCTGCAATTTCTACTGTTACTGCAACTGGTGTACCTGTAGAATCAACCTTTGCTGGATTACGGCAAGTAATTGCTTCTATACAAAAACCTACAAGTGAGGCTTCAAAAGCTGCTGAAAAGTTAGGTATTGATTTTAGTGCTACAGCTTTAAGCACAAAAGGATTAGGAGGAGTATTAGAAGAGTTAGTTGCAAAAGGTGGAGCTAGTGAAGAAACTCTTGCACAGTTCTTTGGATCAGTCGAAGCTAGAACAGCAATATTACCTTTGTTAAATGACCAGCTAGTTTCTTTCAATAAAAACTTAGAGAATCAAGCAAACGCACAAGGAAAAGCTGCTGAAGCTGCATTTACAGCACAAAACACAATTCAAGGACAATTAACAAGACTTGGAACAGCATTTACAAATCTAACTACAGAAGGTTCTGAATTTGGAATAGTAATAAGAGAGTCTCTCAAAGTGGCTGCTGTTACAGTTGAAGCTTTAAAAAGTGCATTTGAACTAATACTTGCACCAGTAAGAGCTGTTACAGCCGCAGTAGGAGAAATAGGTAAGAATATTGCACAAGCTTTAGGCATAGAATCAACAAATGTATTGTTAAATTTAGAACAAGGCTGGATTGGTATAAAAGAAGCAATAACAACAACGAGTAAAAGAGTTGAATTTATCGGAAAAGTTATAGGCGGTGTTATTGGTGTAACTTTAAGAAATTTAATTATATTACGACAAAATCTCATAAATGGTTTTGTAGAAGCAACTCAACCAGTAGTAGATTTTTTTGAAGGGGTTGGAAAGTTGGTTTCTGGTACTGCACAAAACATAGTTAAGTTTTTTCAAAGAGCATTTGAAAAAGTTGTTGAACTTATACCAGAACCATTGAAAAAGTTACTTGGCGGTATTGAATTGCCACAAGTAGATTTAGATATTAGATTTCCAACACTTGATAATCCGTTTAAAGGATTAAAAGAAAAAGTAATAGAAATAAAAGATGCTGTTGTTGAATATTCAGAAGTTGAAAGAGTTGTCACAGAAGAAAATAGTAAGCAATTAGATGCAAAAAATAATATTGTTGCAACAAATGGACAAATAAAAACAGGTGTTGAACAACTTACAGAGGCAGAAAAACAAGCAAAAGAAGAGGCTAAAAAACTACAAGAAACTTTTGAGAAAATAGGTGAGTCTGTAAAAAATGACTTGGTATCTAATCTTAGAGAGGCGATTAAAGGTTCTCAGTCTTTTGGACAAGCTATTAATAAAGTTCTTGATAAGATGAAAGATAAATTATTAGACATGGCTTTAAATGAAGCAATATCTGGTCTTGGTGGGATGTTTGGTGGTAATAAGAAAGGTGGTTTTCTTGGTGGTTTAATAGGAGGTCTGTTTGCAGATGGAGGTAGGCCACCAGTTGGAAAAGCTTCTATTGTAGGAGAAAGAGGCCCAGAATTATTTGTCCCCTCTACTGCTGGTACAATAATTCCTAATAATAAACTTGGAGGAGGTGACAGTATTACTAATATTGTTAATGTGTCAGTAGATGCCTCTGGTAGTTCAGTAGAAGGTAATGGTGCAACATCACAGCAGCTTGGTCAAACAATAGCTCTTGTAGTTCAAGAAACACTTGTAAAAGAAAAACGTAACGGAGGTTTATTAGCATAATGGCAACTTTTCCATCAATAAAACCAGCATACGGAGAAACCCAAACCATTGAACAAGATAATATTGTTGTTAAACTTGGTGATGGTTATGAACAAAGATTAGTAAAAGGATTGGCAGCAAACAAAAGATACCATCAAGTAAGTTTAGTTTTTAATATTTCACAGTCAGATGCAGATACTATTAATACTTTTCTCAATGCACGTTTTGATGATCAAGATGCTTTTCAGTACACAATAGGAGGAGAAAGTTCTGCAAGAAATTTTGTTTGTATTAGCAGAAATAGTTCAATCCCTGTAAATGCAAGAGTAACGATGAATTTAACTTTTAAAGAAGTTTTTGAACCCTGATGGCTATACCACATTCTGAATTACAAAAAATTAATCCAAATTCAATAATTGAACTTTTTGAACTAGAACTTGTTGAGGGTTTGCATTATGCGACAGGTAATCCATCTAATGTTCCTATCATTTACAGATTTCATTCTGGCACTAATATTGATAGTTATGCAAATATCGTTTGGCAGTCAAATACCTATGAAAGATTTCCAGTTGAAGCAAAGGGTTATGAATATACTGGCAAAGGACAAATCCCAAGACCCCAACTAATAATGAGTAATTTGGGAGGTATTACAAGATTAGGGTCTGTAATTAGAGTAACGGATCTATTAGCCTCAATAAATTTAATAACCCCTCATAATGACTTATTAGATGCAAAACTTACTCGAAGAACTTTAACTGCTGATGCCTTAGATGCTTCTAATTTTAGTGGTGGTACAAATCCATTTGGGACACCAAGTTCAAATGAGTTTCCAAAAGAAATTCATTTTATTGATAGAAAAACACAAGAAAGTAGAGATAGTGTACAGTTTGAATTAGTAAACAGGCTTGATATGCAAAATAAAAGAATCCCAGCAAGACAAGTGACAAGAAAAGATTTTGAAGGTGTAGGAACTTTTGTAAATTAATGAATGAATACTGTAAAAAACAAGCTATAGCCCATGCCAAAGAAGAGCAACCTAATGAATCCTGTGGGTTGTTTTTGAAAACAGAAGAAGGTTTTGAATATTTTAAATGTCAAAATGTTGCCCATGAATTTGAAACAGATACTTTTGTTATAAATCCTTTTGATTATGCCAATGGAGAAGATAAAGGAGAAGTGGTTGGAATTGTACATTCCCATCCAAATAACGTATTGCAATTTTCAGAACCAGATATATCTAGTTGTGATGCAATTCAAATAGCTTTTTATTTAGTTTGCCCAGACTTAGATAAAATGATTGTAATAACACCCAAAGATAATGCTTAAAAAAATAAAAATTTACGGTGTTTTAAGAAAATATACAGGTCAATCTGAATTTATGGCTGATATAAATTCACCTCATCAGGCTTTTAGTTT